GTAGTCATAATTATTTGAATTATGCACCTGTTAAGTATGCTACCCCTGAATTACCGTTATAATCTGATTTCACAATCAATGCCATTGAACCAATAACAGAGAATTGAGATAACATCGGATCAACTTGTGGTAGTTCATAAAAAGTAATATCTTGAGCAACTTTAAGTTCAAGTACATCGCTTCTCATTTCTACAAGTATACACTCTCCATCAGATAGTCCTGAACCCAGTTCTACTTTTCTAATTGGTGAGTAAGACTCAAAACGTTGCTTATAGGTTTTTTCGCCTTTTGCTGTTGAATAGTCTGCATCAATAAAAGACCAGTTATCAGGGGACACATACAATACACAACTGTTTTCAGTAAATCCGTAACCATCATTTTGTATTGCTTGAATCATTGATTCAATATCAGATAAAGGTGTTTCACTTCCGCCACCCCAAGCTGCTGTTGCTGATACGGCATTGACTCCACTTGCATTTCTTAATCCATTCAATGAAAGTCCGTCAACTGTCTTTCCATAACCATCCCAACATACAGAATTAATTTTTTCAGCTACTTTTCTTGTCGCTAATTCAAGACCAACTGTCGGCAATGACATACTCCCACGACCTAAAACTGCTTGTATTCGTCGTTGATCTAATTCAAAATCTTTTCTATAAACTGGTACTGGAACACCTGCTTGATTGAACGTTAAAGCTCCGTTTTGTGAACGTGTGATTCCGTCCATTGACGCTTCTGCTTCTGACATATCAGCCAACTTATCATATGATACAATTGTGTCACCTAAATTAAGGCTATTATCAACAAGTCCAGCTTCTACACAATCTTGTACAATTCTTAGTTCTTGTTTAGCAACTTTTACAAGCTTATCGTCATAAAACTTATAAGCGTCTGTTGGTAACGTGCTATTAGTTCTCATCTCTGCAATGTCTAGTTTGCCTTGTTCATTAAAAATAAATTTACTCATTTTTTTTTACCTCCTATTTATAAAATTATAAAATTTCTACTTTAATTCTTGCTTTTGAAGACCCAGCACTGTTGTCTACTGCTGACAATGCATACGCTTGAGTGTTTGAACCGTCTGTGTCTTTTTTGAATCCACCTGCACCGTCAAACTCTAATGGGTCGCCGATAACAATCGCCGCTGCTGAAGCCGCTACAAATCCATAAACCTCATCGCCTGACTGTGCATAGTTAGCTAATACGTTGTCTCCAGTTGCGTAATCGTCATCAATTCCGCCACCTTTTGACGTGTTCTCTACTGCGTATAGCAATGAGTTAGTTCCAACTGCTGTGTGTCTAATAAAATCGCCATCACTTGCTCTTTCAATGAAATCGCCCGGTGTAATAGCTCCTTGTGCTTTCCCTTCTTTTCTAAACGGTTTACCGTTAGTTTTTAAACAAATTGTTTCTGCCATTATTTATCCTCCTGTAATGAACCAATTAATCCCTTTGGCTCGTATTTTTCTTCAACCTTATTAATGCTTACGCCGTTACCACTGTAATTTTTCGGTTTAACAACGTCATTAAGTTTTTGTAAAACATTAAATGAAAATGTATTAACTTCTTCTTCTGTTAAAGTTGAATTTTCAATCAATGATTTTTTTAATGCTTCTTTTTTTGCGTCAAACTCTTTTAACTGATTTTCTATAAATTCTTTTTTTTCATTATCAATTAAAGAATTTTCAACTAATTCAGTTTTTTCTTTTTCTTCTTCTGTTTCTTTTTTTTCTGCTTCTGCTTCTGGTTCTGGTTCTGTTTGTGTTTCTGTTACTTCTTCTTCTTTTACTTCTGTTTCTTCTGCTTTAACTTCTTCAACAACTTCTTCAACAACTTCATTTGTTTTTATTTCAGTTGAATTATCCATGTATATACCTCCTTTATTTTTTTCAACATAATTAGTTTTTTGGACTACCTCAACGGCGTCATCTCCTAATACGTATTGATCTTTTTCAGTGTCATATTTATATGACTGCTTATAAATTTTTCTATCGTTATTTTTTTCAAAAATTACAGTATCGTCATACATATCAATTATATATATATGTTCTTGATACATTTTAGATAATTCATCATGTATATTTTTTTTGATTTCTTTATGTGAATAGTTGTCTAAATATTTTTTTAAATTAATAACACTTAAAGCCTCTTTGACCTTTTCAACTAAATTATTTTTTTTCTCATTTTCACAGCCACAAGATGATAAACTGTCATTACATTGACAATCATTTTTAATTCCTGCACCGCAACCATCAACAACTGAACAAGCCCCTATTTCATTTGGTAATAATGCCAGATGATCTGGTCTTATATGCCTCACAATACCTTGATATTTTTGTCCGTTATATTCCCCGCTTACATTCTCAATATTAGAATATAAACCAGTTGATACTTCCATTATTTCCCCATTTTCAAATTTTTCTATTATGTAATCCGCATTTAATTTTTTAACTTTTTCAATATTAATGTATAAATTACCTTTCAACTCATTGTTTTGTGTGAATTCAACATCAAAAAAATGACCTACACTAGTAAGTTCTTGTATTCTTGGACTTCTCGCACTAATTGCAACATTGTTTTGTTTTGGGTGGTTAATTGGTACTGGTACACCTTCCCAAGTTTCAATCCAATCTTTAAATTCGTTTGCGGGATAAAAATATCCATTCATCACCATTTCTTTCGCCCCAATAACTGGAACGATTAAATGCTCAACCCCCTCAAATAACTTTCTTTCAATTTTTTTAGTTGTTTCTACATTAGAAATTATGTAATTTGTTTGTCTTTCCATACCTATATTATAAAACATAAAATTAATTATGTACATTTTTTTGTGGATAAGTTGTTAGTAACGTTTATAACTTGTGAATAAGACAATAATTTTAATAAAAAAACTATAATATTGTGGATAACCTGTTAAGAATTTGTTAAGAATTTGTGGATAACTATTTTTCTATTTTTTCTTGATCTTTTACCAAAGATTTAAAAATTGCTGAAACTGCACATCTGCAATTCGGCTCACCTGTTAATGTTGCTACTTTTTTTTTGGTATAATATTTACCATTTCTTGCTCTATGTTCTGGTCTCACACGATCATCTGCTCCACTTCTCCACCTATATACTATCTCGTCATCGGGTGCGTATTTTTGTAAATTCTCGCCTTCAAATATACTAGCTAACTGGTACGTGTTCATAATTTCCGTTCTAGCCAGTAGTTTAGCCCTTGTTTTCCCTATTTTATCAACTCGGTTTCTTATTCGTCTGGCAATAGTTAAAGAATTATCGCCTTGTAATATGCCACTTGTAAGCTCTCTATTTATTTGTTGAGCCATTGTTTCGGTTATTCCTCTTAACTGTTCGATATTTCTTGAAAACATTATTTTTAATTTTTGAACATGGAAAGGATCTGATCTTAATTGTCTTGGTATTGGTATTACATTGCGTCCTAATATTCTTGCGATATCATTATTTGTTTTTTTAACTGCACGGTTATAACTGTCTTGAATATATACTAAATACCAGTTAAGCCTTTCATCCCCAATATTAAGCGTACCACTTAACAATAATTCGTTGATTGTTTGATCTAACCAAAGGTTAAATCTATCAAGTTTTTGATCATCTCTTAAAAAAACAAATTCATCTTTTCTTAAAGCTTGTGCATTTTCAAATATCTTATTTTGAGCAATACTTTCAAAAATTAAATTATCTAATTTTTTGAAACGTCTATTAATGTCTGAAACTGCTTTGTTCCTAAGTGTTAAAGTTCTTGTTGGATCATCACGATATAAATTTTTGTTCGCCATTCATTTATTCGTTTTCGTCTCTGTTATCCATGTTTGGCAAGTCTTCTTCTCGATATTCTAAATTTAGAACTTCTTCCATGAATTGCTTTGGGGGTATCATCATATTTGCCTCTGGACTATTAACATAACTAGCGATTGCTTGAGACTTTTTAAGTGATATTTCCGCTTTTTTCAACTCGTCTACTGCTTCTAAATTTTCCCAAACAACATTATACTCATTATTTTTCGGTGTAGGTAAAACACCTGAGTTAATAAAAAAATCTATAATAGGTCTTAAAATAGTATACTCACAATAGTTATGCTGTCTTTTTTTAACTCGTTCCTGAAAATTATTAAAATCTTGTGTTGACGCTAACTGTCCTTGTTCACTACCTAATAAGATTCTTTTCGGTATTTCAGTTGTTGCTGAAATTAAACTAATCAAAACGTCAAAATGATTTTTTGGGTCTGCTATATTATGATTAATTGCTTCAACGTCCATCCCTGCTGTCTGAATGAACCTAGTTAATGAATTTGTATAATCTTGCATGTTTTTGACTAGACTTTTTTTATCTGAGTTTTCAAAATTGTTGCTAACGTCTCTAATGTCTAAATGCATACCACCCCTTGAATTAAGAAAAAATGTCTCTGCTGAACCTCCCACAATTTTGTCTAAATCAATCAATCGATTATATACTGGTTCAAGTCTTGGCGTTCCAATTACATCGTTAGTTAATGCATTTTCTGCAACGTGTATAACTCTTGTGTAATGCACTTTTTGAGTTTGACTACTCATTAAATGTCCGCCATCATTAGACGCATAACCACCGGATTCAATCGTATAATATAAGGGCTTACCATAATGTCTTGATCTTGGGTCTTGCTCAAATTCTGAAATTCTTGCTAAATGTTCGGTTCTAGGGGATAAATATAAAATATCGTCTTCTTTTAAATTATTTAAATTTAAAGGCTCTGAAAAATCCTGTCCATCATTAACCCCAATCAATAAAACGGCATAATGTCCCCAACCAGCTAAGATGTCTAAATTTTTAATGTATTTAATCAAATTTAATTTTTTACATAACTTTACAAAACTTTTTTCAAATTCTGTTTCTTCTTGCGTTTCGCTGTCATCTTCAATTTTTGGCATCTCCCCCCAACAAGCATTTGGATAGGCTTCAACAATTCGTTTTGCTATATCTTGTCGTTCAATTCGTGCTTGGTAGTGCTCATCTTTTAATTTTTCAGGATAACCGTATATTTTATATACGTCTCTTTCGTTTTTATGTGTTTTAAAAAAATTAGACAAAGCTACCCTATCTAATGTATTAGTAATTATATTCTGTAATTCATTAATACTTAAATTTGAATTTTCGCTATTCAAAACATTGTTAATTTTATTTTTTTGATTAATTAAAGCGTTTTTGTTTTTTGACATTTAAAAAAGCTCCTCCCAAGTTATAGAAAATCTAACCGTTACATCATTACCCCCTAAATCTTTGGCAATTATTGAAATTGTGTCATCCGCATATAAATAAGCACCAAACCTATCAGCTGATAATGCTGACTTAGACACTGTACCGCCTTTATTTGCTCCAGAATAAGCAACGTGGAATGTAAATAATGTTGTGCCATCTGTACAATTAACACTTGCCCCAGTTCCTGCTGTACTGTCATATTCAATTACTGAATTAGTTGTATGTAAATCTGTGTAACTAGGCGTACCACTAAAGGTTCCATTTTTTATGACTTGAAAAATAACTGTTCCAAGACTTGAACCGCTTGGTGTGTCTACATGAAAATTTATATCTAATAACTTGCTTTTAATTTTGTTTTGGTATGTATTGTATGTACTTTTTGATCTGAAAATTGCCATAGTCGCAACATTCGTTCCGCTTAACGTCATTTCCCCATCTTCTGCACCAACACCATTTACCAAAACATTAGATGGAAAATGTGTAGGTCTATCTAGGTGTATACCTAGTGTATTAAGAATACCCCCTACATAACTAGCCGTTTTTATTGTTGCCCCATTTTCAACATAGAAACAAATCGGTAATATTGGATTGTCAACGTGTGTACCTGTCAATTTATTTTCGGTTTGTATGTAATCTAACACATACCACTGATCTAGCTTAATCCACAAACTAGCGTTAGCACTTCCAAGATAACCATACATAATTTTAAAAACATTTAATTTTGTCCAATCAATACTATCCGGATTAATATTACCTTTAAAATTTTCTTGAGAATTAAAACTTGTTTCTACACCATTTTTCAAATATCCATAACTTGCCACATTATTAACAACTTTGATATAAAAACCATCGTTTGAATCAAAAGCCCCTGCTTTACTTGTTCCAGTACCTGAAAAACTAGCTGTAAAAATGCAATACGCTGTATTACCAGCTCTATATTGTATGTATTTCTTACTTTGTATTGTTGCTGTTCCTGAACTTGCTGAACTAATTTCTAGGTGTCTATTTGTAGCGTTAGCTGTTCCATCCCCTGTCAATGTTTTAGTTACGTCTACGTCTTCGTTTATTACCCCATAATAAAAAGTAGTAGAAAAATCCGGTATCCTGTGTGCCTGTATTTGTTCCCCAAAAAGCCCAATGTGTGCATAATTATGTAATGAATCAATGATTTTTGTGTAATTATCTTTATTTTTTGAAAAAATATTAGTCATGTTTATATTATATACGATAATGTAATATATTTATACATAAAGTATTAATTAATCGTACCATGATAATATAACTTTTCTTTTTTCTTGAATTAATCCAATGTCTATTCCGTCCATCAAAACGTCGACTTGGTCATCATGTTTATGTGTGCCAAGCGGACTAAATGATACTAACTCGTTAATAAAATCCGTCATAAATGGTTTATTTTTGGGAAAGTGTACCATGCCTGTATTAATATAAGACACTGTATCATATGCACGTGTAATTTTATCTTTGTTTCGTTGTATGGCTTTAATTGGTATTGTGTTCTTTAAATTCTGAATTACATCCGTACCGCTTGATTTATCCTCAATATATACCGATCTTATATTTCCCCATGTTCCTTTGTATTCCTTATGCTTATTATAAAAATTAATTAATGTTTGCTTTAAATCCTGTGATTGCCATTTTCCTCTAATTATATCAATAAGATACAAATTTCCGTTATGTAATCCAAAACAAGCAAACACTGAAAAATCGTTATAATTTGCCGTTTTTTGTGCCGTATCGCCAACTATAAATCTAAACTCAAAATTATTTTTTATGTCTTCATCATAGTATTTAAAAAATTCATCTTTGAATATTGAACCACCTTTCGGTGTTGGTTTCTGTAAGTATTGTGCTGATGTAACATATACATTACTTTTTAACATTTTTTCGATGTCTTTAACTGTGTGTCTATATTCCCATAATGCACCGTTAGGCACCTCGCTTATATCAATAGGAATTGCGTGTGAATATATATTTTTTTGTTTTTTCACGTCATCGTCAATAATTGCCGGTAAACATAAATGATGCCATTTTTCACCTGTTCCACCATTTAATAGAAACCCTGTTGTGTCGTCTTCGTGTACTCGTTGCATAACAAATATAACTGGAACGTGTTTATGTGCTAGTCTCGACATAAACGTATTATTAATTTGTTCGTTTATTTTTTCTCTCATTGTGTCTGAATTTGCGTCTGTTGGTTTTATAGGGTCGTCAACAATTAAAGCACCTGTAAACTTATTATCAAAACCCATCCTACCAGCTCCAAACCCTGTTACTGTTCCCCCTGAAGGTGTAGCTAACATTTTTCCGTTATAATTTTCAATTTGCCAAGCTTTTTTAGATTGTGAATCCTTTTTTAATTGCATTGGAAATAATTCTTGGTACGCTTCATGCAAGATTAAATCTTTAATCAACATGCTGTTTTTCATCGCTAACGTATCAGCGTATGACGCATGAATAAATTCAGATTCTGGATTGATTGCAAAGCCTTGAGCAATAAAACTAATAACTACTTGTTCAGTTTTAGTGTATCTAGGCGGCATGTTTACAATTAATCTAGTAATTTCACCCCTAAACACCTTGTCCAGCGTATCCCCAATTATTTTATGATGAATATTGGATATCATTTTTTGGTTTGTTCTTTTTCGAAAAAAATATCTCGTAAAGGCATAATTACTATTAAGCAATATTTCTTTTAAAATTGCTTTTTCTTTTAAATTCATTAATAATTATTTTTAAAATTTTCTATTGTTTTTTTCAAATCTGTTTCGTCAATATTAATTGTAGGTAATTGTGTGATGTTTAGATTTTGTGTGTTTTCGTCTTTATCTAGCAAAATTTTAATTAAATCACTCGCAACTTTTAAATCACGATTAACCCTTCCAGTAAATTGCCCTTGTGAATCAATTACTGGCTTACTTGTTTGTTTAAATTGATCTAAAATTTGATAAGCAATCATTTTTATTTTAGTTTCATTAATAAAAAAAATTGACTGTAACTCAAATTTTAAGTTTATGTATCTGTTAATATTAATATTTTCCATTAGCTTCAAACTTATTTTTTTAGGCTCTAATTCTTCTGGAAAAATTTTTTTAACTGCTTCATAAAATGACGGAAACGATTTATCAAAATTTTCAATATATAAATCACAAAATTCTTTTTCTTTCTCTGTCATTTTCCCCCTTAATTCTTCAAGCGTTTTGTTTATTTCTGGTATTCTTTCGTATTGACTATTTTCCATTAATTAATCCATTTAATTTGATTTTAAGTTCAAGATTGTCAAATTCAAGTTGTTTAATTCTGTCATCTAGAGACTTAATAATTTTATTTTGTTCTTTCAATAAATCTACAACTTCCGTTCTTAATGGTCTGCTTGACAAAGCTAAATGAATCGGTGGCGAACTAAACACCAGTGTACCTAAAATCCCAAAAATCATGTATTGAATTATCTTTGCAACTGAAAAAATATGTTCTTTATTTTCTTTTTTTGTCATTTTGTTTTTCCTGTTATTTTTTCGAACGTTCTTAAACCCCCTAACCCCAATAAAGCAAACACTAATTCACTGGATAAGTCTACACCTATCGCTTGTGGCATGACAAAATCAATATCAAAAAAAAGTAATAAACTTGATATAAAATCTCGTAAAAAAACTAAATATAAAAGATTAAATCCACAAACCCAGCCAATAAATGGTCTCCACCCTGCAACAAACAAACTCCTATGTTGTGCTTCAATTTTATTTATTTCCGTTTGTGCCATTTGTGGCTGTTGGCGTAATCGTTCAATTGCTTCCTGCTTCGTAAGTTTTTCCTCCTGAGATGTAAACAAATTATCAAATACATTGCCTATTGCTGTGATTGGCGTTGCCGTTGCTGTGATGTCTTTTAAGTTAAGCATTATTGATACTCCCAAACTGTATGCCGTTCTCTATCAATATCTACATGTAAAAAAGTCTTTCCTACTCCCACCCCAATATAAGAATCATTTTCATTTTTAAACTTAGCTTTTTTTAAATATCTATACCAAAGTTTAGAATTAACAAAATCTTGTATATAATTAAAAATTTCTTTGCCTGACAAGTAGGCATTTTTACTTTTAATTGAAAAATCTACTGCTCTAAGACTATTAGTTCTAAAACTTGGTAAATGTCTACTTCCAAAAGGAATTAACTCATATAAGTCTTTATTCCCTAACCCATTTTTTTTGGTTTTAATTATTTTTATAGATTCAAGATTTTTATAAATTTCAATATGTTGTTCTATTGTACGCCCCACCCCGTCTTTTTTATTTATGTAAACTGGACAATTAGTTACGTTGCGTAAGTATTGCAATATAATAACTAGCCTGACATCCGGCATAAAATAGCCAAACTCTGACAATTTGAAGTTTTTTGATAATTTTTTATCTTTTTTATTGTTGATTAACATAATTATATTTTAGCACGTTGACAACATTTTTTTAATTTTTTTAATTTTTGAAACTATTTTTAAACTTAACGCTTTATAAAAATACATAAAAAGTTAAAGAGAATATTAAAATTATTACAAGGTGCTTAATATTGCCTTTTTTTCGACTATATAGTATTATATAGTTCATGCGAAAACTACTAAAAAATTCAGATATTATTGATATCAAAGATAAACTCTTTAACAAAGAATTAAAAAAAGCAGATATAGCAAACGAGTACGGCTATACTTCTATCTCTAGTTTAACACTTGGACTTAAAGCAATAGGATATAAAACAGTTACAACCCTAAAAAAAATAGAAAAATAATTGAAATAATATATTTTAGGGTATATAGTATTAATTCGTTGTCATAACCATAAAGATAGGTTAATAGGCTATCTTTTTTTTTCTATTTCTTTTTTTAATGTTTCAAAAGGACATTCAAACTCAAATTTTGTTTTTTGTATTTCAGAATTTGTTTCTTTATTTTTTGATAAGGTTTCTCTGTACTTCCATTTTTTGATCCCATATTCTCTGCATGTGTTTTTTAAAGTTGTTTGTGAGACTCCTAATAACAATGCTGCTTTTTCAAGCTTGACTTTATTGATTAAAAAATCAATTTCTCTTTTTGTCGGTTTTTTATACTGAATTTTAAAATAGTCTGAGTTGTTTTTTATGTTCATTTATTCTCTCCATCATATTATCATAATATTCTTTATCAATTTCACTTCCAACTAAATCAAAATCCATGTCATGACAAGCAATGGCAATGCTCCCACTACCTAAATGTGTATCAAGTATCTTATCGCCTTGTTTTGCGTATTTATTTAAACAAAATTTATACAAATCTACTGGTTTTTGAGTTGGATGTATTTTATCGGTTGTTCTATTATCAAATTTAAAAATTGTTGCCGGTTTGTTAAATGATGACCATGCTATTTCGACCTGACTAAAATTTTGCCATGGTTGACATTTATCCCAAACAATAACACATCTATATTTTGTTAATTCAAAATAATTTCCACCCCAAATAATTTGGTTTTGACTAACTCGAAACAATTCTTTAAAATATTTTTTATTAGGTGCAACATCCCAATCTGTGTTTTTTTGTATTATTCTTTTTTTTAATTTTCCAGAACCGGTCAAACTTGATTTATCCAAACCATAAGGCGGATCAACAATAGCAAGATCAAAATAATTATTTGGATAATTTTTCATTAACTCCATGCAATCCATATTATATAATTCAAGATTTGACATATTTCCCCTTTAATTAATTAATAATCTAAATTGAACATATTTTTTATATAAAAAAAAACAAAAGCCAAGCCAAAAAATAAAAATGCAAAAATAAATATAATAACTAAATAGTTATTGTCATAATCATCTTTGTTTTTAATTTTATTTTTTTTAGTGTACAACTTATATAAATACTTATTCATTCATAAATTATATGTTACACATAATATATACGTATATGTTTAGTAGAAAATTGACGCTGATTGTAAACACATAAAACAATAGTTTTAAGTTCGTGTTTGTTTTATATTTTTTGTTTAAAAATATTTTCATGTTATATTTTTTTTATTTTTTTAAGTCCAAACAAAAAGCCTAATGCATATTCAATAGTTTCAAACTCTTTACTTATATATCTTTTATCGGTTAAAAAAGGCATTTTATTTTTCTTTTTAGAAATTATAACAAATTTTTTATCACTTTTCACATATTTAGGATCATTAGTGATTAAATAATTCTTATTCTGCCATTTTTCAATTTCTTTCATTACTTAACCCCTTTTATCAATTATTTTTGAATCGCCATACGCATATACTTCTATATTATTAAAAACATATACAGTTGAATCATCATAAGCGTCTACCCCTGAATTATTATAAGCATATACTATTGCATTATCATAAGCGTCTACCCCTGAATTATTATAAGCATATACTATTGCATTATCATGACCGTCAACACTTGTATAACCTTTTGCGTATACTATTGAATTATCCCAAGCGTGTATTTCTGACTCATTATAAGAATGTATTGTAACATTATCTCCAGCTACTATTTTTAAATTGCCAAAAACATAATAAATATCATCACCCATTAATCGATAAACACCATCTTTATCTGAATTTATATTTACTTGTTTTGTTTTTTCTTTATCAAAATAAATCATTGCTTAGCCTTTTTTTTAAAACTAAAAAGTTTCTTTTTTTCTTTTATAAAAATGTAATGCAAATAAACATCTTTTAGAATAATATTTAAAAGAGGAAATAAAATAAAAAAAGATATTACTGATATAATGACATTATTGAATTGCACAGATATCCACATAAAAATTAAGACACTTATTAAGCCTGATATACTAAGAATCATTTATTTTCCCCTTTTGTATCATTATGCAACCAGTTTAGCCATTTTTTTAATAATTTTTGATCCTTTTCTTTAAAATTAAATTTTCTTGTTTTTTTGGGATTGTTTATATTAATAATTTTTAAATTCATTAATGGAACCTCTAAATCTGGAAAATCTGGTTCAATTTCAAAACTGAAAACTAAAGACTTGCTTACCTGTATTTGAATTTTGCTTGAATTAATATATTTACAAACTTTTCTTGCGTTAGTTAGCATTTTTCTTACCTCTCTTTTTTTATTTTAAATTTAATTGTATAATTTAATTTAATTTCTACTAGTTGTAGATTAAATGTACAATCGATTCAAAAAAGTACAAATTAATATTTTACTCTTAGCATTAACTAAGAGTAAGGAAAAATAGGGTCTCCTAATGTGTTATCTTCAAATTGCGTTATTACTGAATTATCACAAAGTACTACATATTTTTCGTTATAATTTTCAACTTCGAACAATAAACAAGTTCCATCATATGCAGTATCTATAATTTCCGCTTTCCCCATATCTTTTAATTCTATTAATAAATCATAAGTCATTTCTGTTAATTCAGCGTCCAAATTTAAATTATTATTTTTGTAAATCATTTTTCTTACCTCTCTTTATTTTTATATGTTGTAAATGTAATTTTCCCAGTCATTGCAATTTTGACACTGTTCAACATGTATTTTTAAATCTATTTCACAATTCATGCATACGTGCTGTTTTTCTCTATCATCACACTTTTTATAAAAATAAATTAATACTCTTTTTATTATTTTTTTCATTTTAACCTCTCATTAATAATATATATATATATTATATAATATTACATAATAATGCAAGTATTTTTTAATTAAGTATATAAGTAATTCTTATATACTGAATAAACCGATATATTAATTAATTTTAAAAATTTTGCGATTGAAAACTAGTATTTTTGTGATTTCAAGTTAAATTAATTTCAGGGGATTTTTGGTATGTGATTTTTTTTATTTTTGGGGGCTGTAATTGTTGTAATTTTTTTGACGTTTCTTTTTTGTCAATTTCTGGTTTTATTTTTATTTTTGTATCTGTAGTTATAATTTTCATAATATTTTTTTAAGTGTGTGAGATGAAGGGGGGTACATCCCACACATAGCTATTTAACACTATATTGAATTAATTTTCAAACATCCAAGCAAGATTATTAATTATATTATAATTGATTTTATTTTCTTTTTTAATTAATTCGTCTTTGTTTATTTTATCAATTTCAAAATCAATTTCAGTTGATAAAAACTTTGTAAAATCCGATACAAAATTATTATAATTTTCAGTAGCTTCTTTTATTTCCCCATTTTCAGAATACTTTTCAACAAGTTTTTTTCTATAATCATCAATTTTTTTAATTTCAGAATTGTAAAAATCCAGAATATTAATAAGTTTATATGCATATTCTGGATCAGAATTAAACTCTAATGTTTTAACTAATTCAATTGTTTGCATTGAGTTCCACAAGGTTAATAAAGTAACTTTCATTTTTCACTTGCCTTTTTTAATTTAGCCAAAAATGGCAATTTTTTAACGTCAATGAACGATTGACCTATAATATACGTAACCACAATCGTATTAATTGATAACAACTTTTCAAAGCTTATATCAATATTCATAAATTCAGTCGCAATAAAAAATATTACACTCGTAAATGCTAACGTTAATTTTTTTGAAAATGTATTTGTAATTGTTTCAAACATTTTTTACCTCGTTTTTTTTAATTTTGTTTTGTTTTAATTTTTTTTTACACCCCTTTTTAATTAAAAATTTTTTATTAAAATCAGTTTTAGATACCATATAATCTTTTGTTTTTTTACAATTATTTTCACAATTATTTTGGCAATCACATTGTAGATTAATTGGTATCATATATATATTATACCTTATTATTTAAGTAATTTAATTAAATTGTACAAATTAACTTCCCCTAATTGTTCCGACAATATATCATTAATGATTTTCACTATCTCATTAATTTGTGCAATATCTGTTTCAATTTCACCCCCCTCTAGCTCTGATATTTTTTTGGTAAACTCATTAATTTTCATTTATTTAACCCCTTTTTTGAATTTAATATAATCTTTTTTTCGTATCGCCAATAATGCCGATATTGCCCAATGCCCACGTTTCAAACTTAATGTAAAACAATCTAACCCTTTTTTAGTATAAAATTCATCATGTGTTTTAATTAATTTTTTTGCTTTTTCAATATCGTTTTTTTCTATTGCCTTAAATAACTGCCTAGACATAATTAAAACCACTCTGTTAATGTATCTAATTCTTCAACCCATTCACTAAAACTTAATTCAACATCTAGTTTTGGATAATTTAATTCTTGTATATTATTCATTTGTAACCTCTCTTTTTTTTATTATTATTTATAAACCTGCTAAAATAGACATATTGTGTTGCCATTCTGACTTATTATTATTTTGGCTGTATATATCGTTTTCTGGCTGAAAATAACTTTGACCGTTTACCTGTATTTCTTCACAATCAATCACTTTTATATTTTCCATTTTTAACCTCTCTTTTTGCTTTTAATATAAATATATTATTATATAAAATTATATAATAGTCAAGTGTTATTTTAACAATTTATCATCATTTAATTGGTTCATAATATCGCCATTTTTATTACTTCAATGATTTCTTTAGTCAGTATTATTTTTACACCTTCAAGGTTAGCACCGTCAATTCTAATCCCGTCAATGGTCGCCCATTGCATATCACACATTTCAAGGTTCGCATGTTCAAAATTAGCCCTATCTAAATTAACCCTTTTAAGATTAGCATGTTCCAAATTAGCCCTCTCGAGATCAGCATTTTCAAAATTTATTTTTTGATCTGGATATTTTGAACGATAATCATTAAACGCTTCAACATCGGTTTTAATCAGTTCTAATAATTGTTTATTATTTAATTTTTTTATTGTCATTTTTTATTTCTCCTTTTTTTTTATTTTTAAAAAATTAAATAAAATCATTGCGTGATAGTCCTCTTGTATAATAAGGATCGTTATACATGGTTATTTGTGGACATAAATTTATGTCCAAATCATCGTAAGTAATTGAATTAACAAAATCAATTAAATCTATAACAGTGTATCCATATTCATAGACTCTAATTTTAACAAACTCATCAAAATTAGAATCTTTTATTTCAGCAAATTCAATAAATAATTGTAATTGCTCTTCTGAAATCATACCTGTATTCTCAAGAAAACTTTTAAAACCTGTGAAATTTTCTGAATATGGGGATAATCCTACATGTTTACTTATCATTTTCATTTTTAACCTCTCATATATAATAATATAAGTATATTATTATGTATTATTATATAATATTCAAGTTATTTATTTTTCCCCTCCATACACTTAACCCAACAATCCGCTATCTCAAATTGTAATTCATCACTCGCATACTTTATCGCCCCTTTTGACTCCTTAACTGCTTCCAGAACAACCTCACGATCATCCTGTAATTCATAACTGGCAAAACACAACGCCCCTCCCCATTGCCTTACCGCTATAATAACTTCCTCTTTTGTACTATTTTTATTAATCATTTTTTAACCCCCCAAATTTTTCTTTGATAATATCATTCTTCCGTATACAATAGTTCGTTAGCCTACCCTCCCAGCTTGTATTTATTATGTCTTCATAAGAAGGGCAATACTTTAGAATATCTTTCCCTTTATGATTGAACCAAGAATGACTTGTAAGTGTTGGTATTGTAAATGTATGTCCTATACATGATAACGCTTTTTCTTTTGAATGATATTCTTCATCTTCTAGCCATATAACAGCCGCCCAAAAAGGGTCAAAGGCTAAAATGCCACTGTAATAATCAAAAAATCTACCATTTCTTTCGCAAAAAACAGGTACTTCTTCTAAATCTGTTTTTGCAATCAAAACATTACCATCATAAAAATAATCTATTATTGTCAATGTTATTTGCTCTGTTGTATTCCATCCATAAGATTGATAATTAGTTATATACCTAAATTCCTCAAGTGTAAAATTAAACACCTTACCATCTATTTCATAAGAATATGGTTTATTTATTTCATCAATCATTTTTTAAACCTCTCCTTTTTTTTGAATATAAGTATATTATTATATAATATTGCATAATAATCAAGTGTTATTTTAGAAAAATTCATTTATTTTATTGTCTAATTTTTTTAAAAAATCAATTTCACTATTTTTGGGAATATATATAATTTTTATGTGTGTTTTATTTTTTTTTAAATATTTGTTTTTTAAATTAATTGTTGCAACACAATTTCTATCATCTACATAAGCAATTTTGTTTAAGGCATCTAATACGCCCTTGCCTATATTATCAATATCAGCTCGTGTTTTACCTTCATTGTTTAAAAATAACATAAAATCATTATTGTAATATTGTTTAGCCTTTTTTGTATTTTCTTTGTTTGCAATGAAATTATATTGTAAAAATTGCTTAAAATCGCAATACCGCTGATATTGTGTATTATAATACTTGCTACGTTGCGTAACTCGTACATAAGGTACTGGTTTACAGTCTAACTCGATACTAATAATTGTCATGATTCGATTAACCTATTGTTTTCAAGTAATAATTGACCATTTTTAATTTTTTTATATATTTTGTAGGCTTCATTAATTGTAGTTTCACTTGGATTGTTTCTTATTTTAGATTTTCCAATTTTATTCGCAATAGCTCTGATTTGATCGTCTTTAATTACTCCAAAATAATCACTAGTTTGTGTTAGAAACCTATCCCTAAATTCTAATTTTTCAGTATCATTTTCTTTGATTATTTCTAAAATATTGGCAATGTTCGGCGGATATTGGCTTTTTCTTGAATGAATTTTTAAAGCCTGTTTTAGAATAATTAAATTTATTTTTTCGTCTACAATATCTTCTACAACAATTTTTATTTGTGTTGCATGTTTAGAAATATCGCTTACACATCTGCTGTAAGATATAGCAATTAATCGTTTAACTTCATTTTTATAAGATAGATTATCACTCATTTTTTAACTCCTTTTTTTAAATTGCGTCCATGACGCTTTTGATTTTATCCATTTGCGTCTCTAATGCGCTTAAATGGCTTTTTTCTTTGTTTTGGTAGTTACCCTCCAATATCTTTACAAAATTGCCGTCATTCTCAAATATCCAGTCAAAGGTAACACACCAATTACTTGACTTACCAAGTAACCAGTCTGATTGACTAATTTTTTTTAAAATTAAGTCAAAATCAAAATTAATATCTTGTAATCTCCTCATAATTGCTTTTTTTCTTTTTTCGGTAATTTTCAAAACCTTAGATAAATTATTATAAAAACAAAATTCATTCCATTTTTCTACGATAATATTAATATTATTAATATTATTATTTATATTCTTTATATTCTTTTCTTCTTTAGTTGTTGTTGCTCTGCGTGTTGTTTGAATGTTGCTCTGCGTGTTGTTTAGTGTGTTGCTTGGTGTGTTGTTTAGTGTGTTGCTATTTGTTATTTTTTCGTTTTTTTGTGCTTGAATTTCAATATTTCCGTGTGTTGCTTCGTGTGTTAATTGGTGTGTTGACTGGCGTGTTGCTTCGTGTGTTGAAGTGTGTGTTGACTGGCGTGTTGCTGTTTGAGTATCTTTTTGATAGTTTATGTAATTATTTATTATTATTTTACTGTATTTATTTGTTGTCTGTATGGTTATCTCACCAGTTTTTTTTAACTTTTCAAAACTTGTTCTAATTTGCTGTTTTGTTAAGTTTGTTTCACGGCTTAAATTATGAAGGCTTGTAATTAGTTCACCAATGCCTATTGTTTCCCCTTTCCATATTTTTTCTTTGTAATTAGCTTTCAACAACATATGCATATACAGCCTTGTCGTTGTAATGTCGCTGTACCATTCCCAATCGATAATAGAGCGAAAAATTTTAATAAATCCTTGTTCCATTGCTTACCTCTAATTTACTTATTATGTAACCAATTTAAAACTTCTTCATAATCAAATCTAATTGACCTATTATGCTTGTAATAAGGTAATCCTTGTTTAGTCCTCCATATATACAATGTATTTCTACTAATTTTTAATTTTTTCATTAAATCATCTTGATTAATTAAATCATTCATTTTTTTATTACCTCCTAATTTTTTATGCTATAATATAATACATAATATTACATTAAATTACAAATAAAAAAAAGGTGTCGATTAAGACACCTTTAACTTTTTAATAATGATACAAAAATTATAAATGAGTTTGTAAACTTTCCTTAAGTTTGTTGTATATTTTAATATTTGAAAATGAGCCATAATTATTTTTAAGAGTTTCAAAATCTGTTATGTAACGTTCCCATTTTTTCCCTGAATTTTTTGAAATTCCGCTTTCGTACGTATAATTTTTTACCATATCTTTTTTTTCTGTAATTTCTACAGGCAACATATCAATTAATAGTTTTATTTCATTCAATAATTCCTCGCTTGGCTCATCAAATTTGAATTGTTGTGTTTGTGCTGGTAATGGTGCGTCAAAAACATCTTTTTTTTCTTCATTTTTATTTGTTAATTTTGAGTATTCGTCTGTATCGGCGTCTTTGGTGTCGTCAAGACAGAATAGCCCATTTAATGCATATTTTCTCGCATAACTGCTACAAGCCCCAGTTAATTGGGATAAATCCATACCTTTTTTATTCTCGTCTTCTCTGGCATAACCTGTTCCAGTTATATAATTTTCGCCATCTGATAACGTCGCAATAGCTTTAATGTAGTATCTATCGCCTAAATTAATAATTTCATCGGATACATTAAGAACAAAATTATATTGCTTGTTAATTTCTTTGAATGATTGCATGACATCCTCACAAGATCGGTAATTATAATTTCCAAACGTGTTTTTTTTGTTTTTTGGAGCTTTTATATCTTGCTGTAATTGAGATAATTTTTTATAAAATTCTTTTTTGTTGTTGTCCATAACTAACCTCTATTTATTTATTTTACAGTATTGATATTGATTTATTATTATTTTTTTTTTCT